CTGATAACGATGCCAGCGGAAACGGATTTGCCGCTCATAGCGTAGGCAGTCAGCAGGTTCTCGCCGCCTGTACCCGTCAAGGTCGTGAAGGTTGCAGCGGCGTTGACCACGATGAAGTCGAAGTTCGCACCGCTAACGGCTGCGTCAATGAATTGCATCGAACCACCTTGGCCGAGCATTTGTTGTAGAATTGGAGTAGGCATTGCTTGGGTTGTTTACTGTAAATGTATTTTAAGTCGGAATTTCACAAACGGAGTGCGAGTACGGTATTTCAAAGGTAAGCGTAGCCACCCATCCCGCTGTGCGGTCATCTCGGCTCTCTACGAAGCGCGTCAGGTTAACGCTGGTACTTAGCGTCCACTCTTCGCTTGGGTCGTTTGTGAGCGAGCTAATGAAGTCCTGAGCGATTTGCAGTTGGTCGCTTAAAACCTCGTCTTCGTTATCCTGCCAACCCAAGAGCGGACTGCCCGAAACCACTCCGCCCATCGAGGCAATGGATTCCACTCGGTCGCTGAAATACACACCCACAACCAAAGAGAGAGTGCCAGCATCAGTAGTTGCCGATTGAACATCTGCAAACACGAGTGGATAAACGATGCGCTCACGGCTGGGAGTTCGCAGGTTTATCGTGTTGTCCGTTCCTATCGCAAGCGGGTCGCCCGTTCCGAAGGAGTTCACTTGCGGGTGTGAGTTTGCCAGCGTCAGCAAGGCTTGCTTTATTTTTATCCAAGACATAGGCTTGTAGTTTCAAAATGTTTTTAGAGTGCGCTCCCATAGAGTTTAGCAGTTGTTGCAGTAAGGGTCGTAGCCATACGGCCAAGGTCGGTCAAGGCCAGCACCACGGCGCAGGGTTCTTGCATCCAAGGCCATGCCGGTATTGTAATTGGTACCGTTCGGGTAGATGGTGTCAATGGCCGATGGCGGTGCGTTGAATAACGGGTATGATGCACGGTTCTCCATGAGGTAGCGGGTGATTCGCTCGGAGTACCATTCGGCATCGTTCTTGACTTTGTCCGTCAGCCGGGTAATCTCGTCCATGCTCATCTGGGAAGATTCCTCGCTCGTCCTGCGAACCATACCCTTGTTCATGTACTTAAACGCCAGCACCATCGGGAGTTCATAGTACAGCCATTGCACCATCGCAGGCTGGATGTAGTCCTCCAAGAGTGTGTTGTTCAGCGCAGTCGTATTACCACTGACCACCTGCCCCACCAATTCGCCGTACAGGGCGGACCCGACTATCGGCTGAATCCGCATTTCCTGCACCTTCACGATGGTAGGCCGTATCTGCGTAAAGCTGACGTTTTCGTTAATTACGCTATTGTCCAAGAGCGTTTGCTCGCTTATAAATAATGCCTTCATGCTTTGCTGATTTTGTTGCCTTTACGGATAACTATTTGCTGCTCCCAAACGTGGCGGCATTGCGGACGGTTCACGCCATTCTTCATGTGATACCAACCACCCCTGCGATTCCATACGGAGTAACCCATGATGGAAGAGATGCCGTCAATATCGGCACGGGTGTACACCTTGCCTTGGTCAGCCAAATCCAGCATCACCTTGCAGAACTCACGGCTGCTGCTCTTATCCGCATTGCTAAATCCTGCGGCCCATGCGTATTTGTACCGCACTTCAAGCACAGGTTCGTCCGTTGGCTTTGCGCCTTCCTTGGCAATGGTGTCCACGGCACGAGCGATGGGGTAGCGGTCTTTGTTCATCAGGTAGGCCACACGCTTGGCGACCTTGGCCTTGCTGACCCCGAACTCCTTGGCCATTTCTTCCACACTTGCGTCACGGTTCTTTTTGCGGTAGGCCACAATCTTCTTATCCAACTCCTTCTCCTCCTCGCCCAGTTCTGCGAAGGCTTGTCGCACTTGAGCATCCAAGTCGGAATCAAACCGAATTGGCCTGCTATTCATAACAACGTACTCGTCCGCATTGCTGCCGAACTTGCTGGCAACGACCTCCAAAACCTTGAACTCCTCATCGCCCCAACCGAGGTCGCTCTCGTCATCTTCCTCGCCCCACCAAGGCTCGTTGGGATTGCTGAACTTCTGCTCTTGCACGCCAAGCAGGGTATTGACTTCCTCGGCACTCAATCCGAATCCAGCGGACAACATCGTACGAGCCATCTCCAAGGTGATTTTGTCCTGTGCGTAGTGCCGCACAATCCGCATGAGGTTCTGGTACTCCCTGCCCGATAGCTTCTTGATGTTGTCGTTGCTCAACTGCGCAGGGGCTTGCGGTTGCTCGTCAGGTTGCGGATTCGGCCCGACCACGTCAGCGGGTTGCTTTTCCAACGGGGGCAGACCCGCTTTCTCCCGCAGTTCTTCGGGGGTCATGATGGTCAGCAGGGCTTGCTCGCTCAATCGCTCGGTGATTGGCTCAACAGGGATAAGTTCCATCCCCTCCACGCCGTTGAACGAGCCCAAGTAGTTTATCATGCGCTCCACCTTGCGGACACGGTCGTTCACATACGTTGCCTTAAATAACTCGTAAGCCTCAACCAATTCCTGCCTGCCGCCAAGTTGCCCCTCGGTCTTCACGCCGAACAGCATAGGGTTGACCACACGATGCGAGATGAATATCTCCTGCTGGATGGCTTTGTTTAAAATCTCGAACTGCTTGTCCATGTCGCTCGGTGTGAGCGGTTCCAATGTTGGGGCTTTGCTGACATCGTCATTGAACGTAACCACGAACCTGCCAGCGTTGTCCGTGCCGCTGAACTTGCGCTTGATTTGACGTTCAATATCGCCCTGTTCTTCAGGGGTCGGAATGCCGTTGTTGAAGTTTATCAAGTACCCGCCCCAAAAGTTGTTGCGCAGGTTGTTGTTGTGGAAGTTCGCCACCTGCACGTCTGCTTCAATCCAAGCCAAGCCGCCCATGTATTCGGGGAGGGGATAGGACTTCACGCCAGCGGCATACACACGGTAGTAGAACAACTGCTTGCCGATGCGATTGTCATGGTCAAAGGCAGGGATTTTCTCGACATCGCCAATCTTCGGGAATAACTGCACCATGTCATCGTTGTACCACTCCGCAACTTGGAACATCCGCTCCTCTTTGTCAACCCTGATTTTCTCGAATGGGATATGCTCCATCTTCGCAATCGTTCCCATCTTATTCCACGTCACAGCGACTGCAAAGCCGTTGAAGATTTCCAAATCCAATACCAGCTTTTCGGTGATGTCGTTGAGGTCATCATGCTCGCTCAATCCGTCAAAGAACTTGGCGTAACGTGCCTGCTGTTCCACGGTCATCTTCTCGCCTGCCTGCCATCCACCGCCAACGATGTAGTTAACTTTTCCGTTAACAATGGCGTTATGCTTTGAACTGCGGCGGTAGTTATCCAGCAGATAGTAGGGGTACTCGTTAAACGCACCGTAGGTGATGTACTTGCCTGCCTTGTTCTCCAACATGACTGGCACTTTGTGTTCAATACCCAACCATTGGGTAAAGGATTGCTTTACACTGCTCATATTGTCTGTACGGTAAAGGTGAGGGCCGAAATCGTGATGGCAGAGCCACTATCCACGGCGTTGATGTAGATGGTAAACTCGTCATTAACCGCACCTTGCAGCACCGTTTCGGTGAAGACCGCATGGCCGTTGTCGTGTTGCAGAGTGAGGTCAGCCATCGATTGTGCAATTATTGTGCTATTCTTAGCGATGTAGATTTTGACCTGATTCCCATTGCCTTGGGATAGCACCATGTTCACGGAAACCCGAAGCATGGCACTCGTTGTGCCTGTGTAGGTCAGGGAGGTTGTTGTACGGCTAAAGTTGTAGGTGCTGAGTACTCCCAACTTCATTGCGGCAGTCAGTTTGACGGCCTGCCCCTGCGTTGGTGTCCAGTTGGTCGAACTGTCAAGGTAAAGATTACCCACACCACGCTCACGGTCAAGCGTTGCGGTATCGGCGAGGTCATCGAATAGTCCACCCACACGGGCGGCGGTGTTCGCTCCTGCGGTGGTTTCGGATGTGATGGTTGCGGCACTTGCCTGCAACTCGCTTCGGGTTTGTACGCTCATGCAAAGGATGGGTCAAAGGTGGAATCGAAAATGCTCACGGCACTCGCCGCATAGGGTTGGTAGGTAATGGTATTGCCGTAGGTGTTGTAAGTCAGGCTGACTACCTGTACATACGCCAAGCCTGTTTCAACCACCGCAACGGCAGCTGCAACCGTGCTATTGGTATCGTAAACCTCATACTTATACGAGCCTGTTTCAAGCGACCCCACGGTAATCTGAAATT